GACTTGTTCATTGTAAGGCAGAATGGCCATGTAAATGTAGATGTGGTGCTTAATACATTAGGGGCAAGTACTGAGCAATGCATTTCAGGGACCACGTTATGGTGATACGTCGCAGATGTATTTTCGAAGAGGGGTGTCCCGTTGATATACAGGGTCGAATCGTCGAACGACCAGTTAGTTGACCATGTAGTATTGTCAGCTATGGACGAAACAACGTGAATAGCCTTTACGGGGTGGTTGAAATATGTGAGATCGACATCAACATCAGTGGCGGTCATTGGCTGGTATTGGGTCTGCGTGATGAGAAGTTCATGTTCGTGGTTCACGACCATCTCCCTTTCCTCCGTATCCAGGTATACGTATGTACCAAACACCTTGGGTTGGGTAGCGAGTGTGAATGCACCCGAGCGACATTTAATGCGTAACTCCACCTGGTGGAATTGGAGGGCTGTAACTGGGAGTGCTTTTGTCCAATCCTCGCTGAAGAAGAAAGGGATCATGTAATGGTCGGCGTGTCTAGAAGCACCTATCGCATTTTCAGAAACTTCGTCGAGTGTCACCGCACAAGAAGCCTTAGCCTGGTCCTGTTTGTACAAAACATTGTGCACACCCTGGATGAAAAGAGAATCGAGTTTGGTTACTTCCTGTCCACCGATCCAAAGAGAAAATTCGGTCGTGGTTGACTCGTCCGCTTTAAAGAAACCGGTGTCACCACTGCGGGTCATCCCGATGTTTGGGTTTTCGACCCAGATGTAACTGAGAAGATCACCCTTCGTGCGTAGGGGGATAACAACTTCGTTGCCCGATCCGAATGTACCCACGTAGTCGAGACGTTCGGGTTTGATAGAAAAATTAGTATGACGTTTGTAATTCTGGTGAAAGAAAGATACTTGGGGGTCACCGGTGATGAATACATCCTGAGCACCCTTCGATACGAGATCTATCAACGCAGCAGACATTTATTAATAAACGATATTAAAATTTTAGCTCTATAACTTAGTAAGTAGGATGGTCCAATTTCAGGTTCTCACCTGGGACGCTCGCGACGAAGCTGAAGATCACATTATCCGTATTTTCGGTAAGACAATTAAAGGTGAATCCGTCTGTGTAACGACGAAATTTGTACCGTATTTCTTTGTGAAAGTGCCTGGTACCATGACACCGAACTCTGTCATTCAGTACGTTAAACGAACGTGTCCGGATATCGTTAACATGGATGTGGTGGAAGCGAAAGATATGGAGGGGTTCCAGAATGGGGAAAAGAGTTTCTTTCTACAAATTCATTGTAACAATCTTACCTCAAGGCGTCATATCAGTAATCGTTTACGTAAACACGTGACTGGAATGTCCCATAAATTAAAGTTATTCGAGGCGAATGTCGATCCTGTACTACGCCTAATGCATCGCACCGGTATCCAGTCTACTGGGTGGGTGGATACGACTGATACATGTGATCGCGCGTACCATACAAAAGTTCAGATTGATTTACAATGTAACGATTGGACACGATTGAAACCATTGGAAACAACGGATATTGCACCGTTTGTGATCGCCTCACTTGATATCGAGTGTTATAGTTCTACCGGGAAGTTTCCTAGTCCGTCTGTATATGGTGATGCATGTTTTCAAATAGCTATTTCACTTGTACGCTTCGGTGAGGATGAACCGTATGACAAGACATGTTTATGTTATAAGGAGACTGATAAGAATATTGAAGGGAGTACTATCGTGAGTTATAGAAGCGAGCGTGATCTCCTGATGGGGTTTAGTGAATATCTCAACAATCATGACATAGATATTATAACGGGGTGGAATATTTTCGGGTTTGATTTAGAATATATCATGGAGCGTGGTATGATAAATAATTGCCCACTCTCATTTTATCGAATGAGTAAACTCAGGGATTACACGTGTACACTCACACGTAAAAAGTTATCCTCGAGTGCACTAGGGGATAATGAACTAAAACTTGTACCGATGCCTGGTCGATTTATTTTCGATCTTTTCCACGAGGTTAAACGCGAATATAAATTAGATTCGTATAAACTTAACAGCGTTTCCCAGATTTACCTGGGAGATCAAAAGATTGACATGGCTCCGAAAGAAATGTTTGCGCGATTTGTTCGAGAAGATCCGGTCGAGTTACGTGAGGTTGCAGAATATTGTATCAAGGATACACTACTTCCTCATAAACTGATAGCTAAACTGTCGACACTGATGAACCTATTGGAAATGGCAAAGGCAACGTGGGTTCCCTTGAGCTACTTAGTTGAACGGGGACAGCAAATCAAAGTGTTTAGTCAATTGACTAAAAAGGCACGTGAAATGGGGTTCAAGGTACCGGCGTATGAATACGGTCATGTCGACAATACCGGGTATATCGGGGCAACTGTTCTCGAAGCGCAGTCGGGTGCGTATTACACACCAATTACAGCCCTTGATTTTGAGGGTCTGTATCCATCTATCATGATGGCTCATAATCTTTGTTACTCGAGTCTTGTGAAAGATAAGAAATATGATAATATACCTGGTATCGAATATGAACGATTTGGCGAGCATACATTTGCTCAGAATGTGCCTAGTATTTTACCCAGTATTCTATCAGAATTGAAACAGTTTCGTAAACAGGCTAAGAAGGATATGGCACAATCAACCGGTGCGACAAAACAGATGTACAATGGTAAACAGCTTGCGTATAAAATTTCCATGAATTCCGTATACGGGTTCACCGGTGCCTCAAAGGGTATTCTACCGTGTGTCGCTATCGCATCTACGACTACCATGAAAGGTCGTGACATGATAGACGAGACCAAGACGTACGTTGAAAAGCATTATCCCGGGTCTAAGGTTAGATATGGTGACACTGACAGTGTTATGATTGAATTTGATGTTGGATCGCGTACCGGCAAAGATGCTATTGAGTACAGTTGGGAACTGGGTGAAAAGGCTGCCGGTGAGTGTACGAAATTATTTAAAGCTCCGAACAATCTCGAGCTCGAAAAGGTGTATTGTCCTTATTTTCTCTATTCAAAGAAACGGTACGCCGCTAAACTTTGGACAAAGGGTAAAGATGGAAACATGAACATGGATTATATAGATGTTAAGGGTTTGCAACTCGTGAGACGTGATAATACACCATACATGAGAGAAGTGTGTAAAGAACTCCTCGATGTGGTGTTAGATAGTAGTGATACGACAGCTCCTCAAGCACTCGCTCGAAAGCGTGCAGTTGAATTACTCGAGGGTGATGTTCCGAATGAAAAATTAATTTTAAGTCAGGGTCTTTCAGATTCCTATAAGGTAAAAGGTGAGAGTGTATCCGTGTTAAGTGAATATATCGTCGATATAAATCAGGCACATGTGCAAGTAGTCCGAAAAATGCGCGAAAGACAACCAGGCTCGGAGCCACAGTCGGGTGATAGGGTACCGTATATATTAATCAAGACGGACGATTCGAAAGCACGTGCGTTCGAAAAATCGGAAGACCCGGTATATGCAAAAGAGCATAACCTCGCAATTGATTACCCCTATTATTTTTTGAATAAATTTTTAAACCCGGTATGTGATTTACTTGAACCATTGTTTGAGAATGTAAAGGATGATATTTTTGGTGAATTGCTATTAAGAGCTAAGCCACCGAAAAAAAAGGGAAAGAAACTTGATAAGCCTGATAGCAATCAAATGTTGTTGAGTGATATATTTAAAAAAAAGACCCCATGATAATATATGTTGGGGAGTGTCGCAGAGCAGATTGAAAGCCTGATCCAGAAAGAAGCTCGGCGTCAGATTAGTGAACGTGAGAAAGAAATTAAAGATCAGACGAAAGAACATACACGTGAACAAAAAGAACAGTTCACCGAAAAATTAAAGGAAGCTGTTCATGATCACAAGGAACAACATACCCGTTTCACCCGAGAGACAATGGATAAGTATAGAGAACAAATAAATAATATAAAACGTGATCATAAATCCACTATCACGAAATTGGAACAGGAAAATCACGACTATGTATGTAAAGTTGTGGAGAGGGTATCATCAATGTATTCAATTCCTATTAAAAATGTGCGACGCGATCTTGCGCCTGAAAATGACAAACACTGTCTAGGTGTTCGGAAAAATGGTAAACTGTGTACGAATAAGGCAATACGTGATGGATATTGTTGTGTCCATGTAGATGATCCACGACCGGGTACACCCATACTCATGCCACGAGGACCTTTACGACATACACACCCGTTTCCATCTGGACTTGTCAGTGGGTGCCCGGCATGTGAAAAAAAAATAGTTGCAAATGAATTTAGAGATTTGCCTTCTATTATTTAATATGAATAAGTCTGATATTCTATTAACATCTATTAACAATTTTTATACCATCCCAGAAAATAGAGCTACGCTAATCGAACTTTTAAACAAAAGTGGGGGTATATCCTTACGCAATTTAGAATGGTTTATTACCAATTACTCGAAAAAACATAACCTCTCATATGAAACGAATGATGGGAGAATTTTCAGTGTACATTGTGCTTATAAATCAAGTCTAGATGGATATAGTAAAAAGTTGTTTGACCCATTTTGTCGCGCGGATAAAATTGTGTACAAGGTACCGGAGACACCAGATGAAATTCATACGACTGTAGCACAGCTGAATTTCATCCGATGGTGTATTAGGAATAAGATTGTCGATTATATTCGGGTACATCATGACACACTTTTCAATAAGCAAGTGACATGAACCCATTGCTAAACTCAAATGTTTGATACCCAACATAATATAAGTGTAAGGTGTAAACATCTGTTATTGCAGCAGGTTTCAACTGTATGTCCAATAAGGTGCGATCTGAATTCATTTTACTAAAATCCAAACTTCCCGATGGCTCCACATTAATCGGATTCATCGAGAATGCATACGTGTAAATATTTCTATTAGGTCGCGAGAGCCTACAACTATGTGGTACCACGTACTTGAAATAGTTATGATCGGCCACCGGAATATTAGGTAAATCCTGGCCATTTATATATATTTTAGCTGAGTCCATGACTGCCGACAAAAATGAGTTTGCAATTGAATAGGAACTAGATGTCGAGAAATTAAACCTATTCGACATTCCCCGTGTTGTTATATTCGCGTCAGGTGTTGCCGGGCTCCCGTGTGCAGTTTCATCTTCGTATATTTCTTTTCGTAGAAACCAAAATAATGACTTGACGGGTATGTTCGGAACGAGTTGTAGTTTGATTGAATTTTCACCTATGATAGTTTGTTCCGTAGGGTGTTTCTTAGCTATATCAGTGATAAATAATTGCTTTTTTGTCATTAAATAAACACGTTCCTGTGGGCTTACTGTGATTTCTTCGGTGATGAGATTGAACGTGTCAAGTGTCAAGTCTCCAGCGTTATTTGTAAAAAATGACATCGGTCTAAATTTGATTTCAAATTCTATCTTCTGCTTGTGAATTGCGCACGTAGGGAAATATGGTCTATTCGGAGAATTTGAATCGTATTCGTCACCTTCGTATTTACGAGAAAAGAATAAAGGGATGGGTATCATCAGCTCCGACTTATACCTACTGAGCGCTTCGTCATTGAGATGAGATGTATTATCCGTCTGATTTCTATTTAATGTATACCGTTTCGTACGTTTCTCGGATGCGTCTAAGTATAATTCGTCGTAGATGATACCCCAATCGTCGTGGTATTTGTCTACTTCTGTCTCATCTACACGCATGGCAACACTTTCAATAACATGACGACCAATCTGATCGGCTATATTCGAATTGCTATCGACAGCTGGAAATGTCATGTGTATATACATATTCGATAACAAATCGCCCATATTTTGGGGGTTTAGTGTAACCTTTACAGTTTCCCCAAAGGGCCATGTAGTAGAGGCTGTTGCTGGTTTAGAGATGGTAACGTTCTTATGAAATTTTGTGAAATTTGAATGCCGATTTGTATCATATTTAAAGAAGGAGTGTTCAGGATCATTTCTCAAAAGGTATGTATCCTGTTGACCTATGGCATTTAGGGATAATACTGCAGCTTGATCTGGACCTTGTAATCCCATACTTATCTATTGTCTATATATTTTTAATATCATTTTCCCACATTGACAGAGGTGACGTCGCTGTCGTTATTTGAAGTTCGTATCTCAACTTTTTCATCTCTTCGAGTAACGCCGAGACGCGTT